CATTTATAAATGACAGAGAACCGAGAAAATCCATCTATACCTTTCGTTGGTTTACATGCACATTCCGTTGCAGGATCATTGTTTGATGCTCTGGGTTATCCACAGCAGCATATGGATTATGCATACAACAATGGAATGAATGCATTGGCGCTTACAGATCATGGCAATGCAAATGGTTTGGCATATCAGGTACTTCATGCCAAGAAGATGCAAGATCAAGGTAAAGAATTCAAGCCTATTTTTGGCTGTGAAGCATATTTTATTCCATCAATTGCTAATTGGAGGGAAGATTACAATAAAGCGAAAGAAGATGCTAAAAGCAAAAAGCAACTAGATGATGTTAGATCAGGCGCGACAATTGAAAATGAGGCTTCTAAAAAGAAGATGAAGTCTATTTTGAATCGTAGAAGTCATCTTATTCTTTTAGCCCAAAATCAAACGGGCCTACAGAATATCTTTAAAATGATTTCAAAATCATACAGTTCAGAAAACTTTTATCGATATCCTCGTATTGATTATGCAATGTTGAAGAAACATAACGAGGGTGTTATTGCTGCCAGTGCATGTCTTGGGGGGGTTTATGCAGGCAATTACTGGCAAAATCGTGACGCCGGTCAAGATGCTATTGTAGACGCAATGAGGCACACCACACAAAAAATGCAATCTATATTTGGAGACAGGTGGTATGGTGAATTACAGTGGAATAATGTGCCTGAGCAACACGAATTAAATCAATATATAATACAAATGCATTATGAGTTTGGAATAGAACTTATATCAACCGCTGATTCTCATTACTATTCTCCAGATGCTTGGAAAGATAGAGAACTATACAAGAGATTGGGCTTCTTAGGTAAGAGGCCAGAATGGCTTAGCAGCGAACTACCGATTGACGTTGAAGAGATTGGCTATGAACTGTACCCCAAGAATGGTGATCAGATGTGGGATTCTTATAAGAAATACTCTAAAATGTGTGGAGTCGAATATGATGATGAACTAATTTTAAATTCAATAAAAGAGACGCACAAGATAGCCTTTGATAGAATAGAATCTTTCCTTCCCGACAATACAGTTCGCTTGCCTGATTTTGTCGTGCCCGAAGGACAAACTCCAGGGCAAGCATTGGCTATGCTTTGTATATCTGGGGCGAAAGAAAAAGGCTTTCACAATAAGTCCGCGTATGTCAGCAGGTTGAAAAGAGAGGTTGCCGTAATTGAAGAGAGAGGTTTTTCAAAGTACTTTTTGACAATGAAAGCAATTGCTGATAAAGCAACGTTAATGCAACTGACGGGTGCGGGTCGAGGCTCAGCAGCAGGATCATTAGTTGCATATGCCCTTGGGATTACGCAGGTTGATCCAATACGTCACGGACTTCAATTTGAAAGATTCTTGACAAAGGGTGGCTCAGGCTATCCTGATATTGACTATGATGTATCTGATCCAATGGTTCTCAAAGAACAATTGATAGAGGAGTGGGGGAGCACAACTGTTGTCCCGATAACCAATTGGAATACGCTTCAATTAAGGTCGTTAATAAAAGATATTTCAAAATTTTATGGTATAGAATTTACTGAAGTTAATGCCGTTACAAATAAGATGGTCCACGAAGCAACCCCTTTGGCGAAGAAGGCGCACGGTATTAGTGCAGGTGTTTACAATCCAACATTTGAAGAACTTATGGAATATTCTGAATCTTTACAAAAGTTCTTGGATAAATATCCAGATGTTAAAACACATGTTAATGCGCTTTACGGACAAACCAGGTCAGCATCTAGGCATGCTGGTGGTGTAGTGGTTGGTGAAAATTTAAATGAATGGATGCCTCTTATAAACAGTGGTGGTGTCACCCAAACTCCTTGGTCAGAAGGTATGAATGTCAGACACTTGGAGCCAATGGGTTTTATTAAGTTTGACATATTGGGTCTGGCATCTCTTAGGATGATAGAGGGTGCGATAGGACATGTCTTGAAAAGATATCACGATATAGAGGATCCTAGTTTTGAAGATATAAAAAACTTTTATGAAAACAACTTGCATCCCGAAAGGCTAAACTTGGATGATAAACAGGTTTGGCAAAATATATTCCATGAAGGTAAATGGGCTGGAATATTTCAGTTTACAGAGGGTGGAGCGCAGTCTTTTTGCAAACAGGCACAGCCAGATAATATAACTGATCTTGCTGCTATTACTTCCATATATAGGCCCGGTCCTTTGTCGGCAGGGGTAGACAAGGCTTATGTTGGGGCAAAACAAAATCCGCATGAGGTAGAGTATTTAAACTATTATGTAAGAGAAGTCACTGAAGAAACTTACGGCTTTCTTATTTTTCAAGAGCAGATTGCTTTGTTGGCTCATAAACTTGGTAAAGATCTAAGTCTAGACGAAGGCAACAAGTTGCGCAAACTTTTGACAAAGAAAGGCACAGGCGAGGTCGAAAAAGAAAAAGATAAAATTTGGTGCAAGTTTAAAGATGGGTGCATAGAGAAAGGAATGAAAGTATATGAGGCAAAAGAAATATGGGATAAGTTTGAGTACTTTTCAGGATACGGCTTTAATAAATCTCATGCGGTTTCCTATTGTGTTCTGTCTTTCCAGTGTGCTTGGTTGTTGAATTATTATCCTGAGTGTTGGATGGCTGCATTCCTTGATAAAGAGCCAGATAGCAGAAAAGAGAAGGCTATCAACATAGCCAAGTCTTATGGCTTTTCTATAGAGCCGTTAAACGTTAATACTTCTGGTGTAGTGTGGGAGATTAGCAGCGATGGCAAAACTTTGATTCAGCCTTTGTCCTCTATAAAGGGGTTAGGCGATTCAGCGATAAAGCAAATTATAGAAAATAGGCCTTTCGACACAATAGAGGAGTTTATATTCAATGATAATATTGTGTATTCTAAATTGAATAAAAAGTCATTAGATGCACTCTGCAGAAGCCAAGCGCTTAACTGCCTGATGGATGAAAGATTTACAGGTCTTAAGCATTTTTGGTCTTCAATCGCGGTTGATAGGCCGAGGAAAGAAAAAAATCTTTTGGAGAACATCAACAACTATAGAGATGAAGGGGACTTCACCGAAGAAGAAAAAATACAATACCTTGTAGATTTAATCGGAGTGTTTCCAATTAGTTTAGTAATGAATGAAAATTTGCAAAGCAAAATTGATAGTTTAATGATACCTCCGATATCTGAGTTTGACGCCGAACTTCAAGTGTGTTGGTTTATACCTCGCGAAGTTATAGTCAAGAAGACACGCAACGGTAAAGACTTTTATATTGTTAGGGTTGTTGATTCAAACTCAGAAACTAACACAATTAAGTGTTGGGGAGTCAAACCAGAGAAAGACTTTGTTTTTGTGAATAGGCCCTACATGGCCCGACTCGATTGGGATCCTCAGTGGGGCTTTAGCACTAGATCTGTTAGAAAAATGTTTAAATTATTGGCTTAAGTAGAAAGGAGAAAAAATGAGACTTAAGGTTTATAAAGTTAGAGAAAATGCTAAGTTACCAGTGCGTGCGCACTCAACAGATGCGGGAATGGATTTGTTTTTCTGTCCGGAAAACAACCAACCAAAAAATATTTATTCAGGTAAAACTGAATTGTTTCCTACTGGGCTAAAAATTTCTGTGCCACCTAATCACATGCTTGAAATTAAAAACAAGTCAGGCGTAGCATACAAGAAGCAATTGGTTGTTGGTGCTTGCGTGGTTGACAATGGATATAACGGCGAGGTGTTTGTTAACCTTCACAACATCGGTACAGATGTACAAGTATTGAAACCGGGACAAAAAATAGCGCAGGCTGTGCTAGTTCCAATCGTCACTCCAGAGATTGAACAAATCAATGAAGATGATATTTATGGCACTGAAACTGAAAGAGGTGCTGGTGGTTTTGGCTCTACAGGATTATACTAATGTCTTCTGCCAATAGAAAGTTGAGACGAACTAAACTTAAAAAAGCAAAAAAGAAGATGCAAGAAACATTGGGTCTATTTGATAAAATACCTAATATGTGCTTGACTTGTGGAGAACCGTATGATAAAAATAATAAAGAGCATGTTACCACTTGGAGTGTAGTGGTCAGAAAGAAACAGGAAAAGGTAAATCTATACTGCCCAACATGTTGGAATAATGCAAAGGAATTTTTAGAACAGTTAAAGGAGCACGTAAATGAAACAAACACTTAGTTTTGATGATGTTTTGCTAGTACCGCAAAGCAGTGACATAAATTCCAGAAGTGAAGTAAGTTTGGAAAGAAAAATTACCGATGTAAGTTTTAATCTGCCAATAATATCTAGCCCTATGGATACTGTAACTGAGACCGATATGGCATTGAAGATGTTTAAAGCGGGGGGTCTTGGTATTGTACATAGATATAGTACTATTCAAGAACAAACAGCAATGGTTGGCGACATAAGGAACACGTTAGAAGAAGAGCAGAGTCAACAAGTTAATTCTATTTCTGCAGCAATTGGAACATCTGGAGACTTTTTTGAACGAGCCCAGGAATTGTACAATGTTGGCGCTCGCATACTTTGCATTGACGTGGCCCACGGTCATCACAAACTAGTTAAAAATGCTATTAAGAAGATAAGAAACCAGTGGGATTCGAATATTGCTATTATCGCGGGTAATGTTGCGACAAAAGAGGCCTATTTAGATCTATCAGAGTGGGGGGCCGACGCAGTTAGGGTTGGTATCGGTGGAGGATCTATATGTTCAACAAGAATTCAAACCGGTCATGGAGTCCCGACTTTTCAATCTGTGTATGATTGCAAGTATACGGACGGTGCAGCGATAATCGCAGATGGCGGCATCAAGACGGCGGGGGATATTGTAAAGGCTTTGGCAGCCGGTGCAGATTTTGTTATGCTTGGTTCAATGCTGGCAGGAACAGAGGAAAGTCCTGGCTCTGTGTTCGCGGCATCGAATGGAAAAAGATACAAGGTCTATCGAGGCATGGCAAGTGTAGAGGCGCAGGTGGCATGGAGAGGAAATGCTCGCTCATTAGAAGGAGTCTCTACCACAATACCCTTTAAAGGTTCAGTTGAAAAAATATTAAGCAACTTAGCGATGAATATAAGATCTGGATTATCATATACTGGTGTTAGGAATATAACACAGTTGCAGTCGCGTTGTGAATTTATAACTCAAACTGCCGCAGGCCGTGTAGAAAGTGGAACGCATATTCTAAATAAAAATGTATAGGTACGGCAAAGAAGAAAAAAAGATAATGTTCGCTGATACTGACAAGCGTCATGCAGATCTACGTTTGAAGTTGAGGCGAGACGGTCTATCTCAAGTTGAGTTTTTTAAATCTATTGTGACAGGATATATAGAAAATGATCCAAATATAGTTTCTTATATATCTTCAGTTAAAGAAAAGAAAAAACTTATTGGTAAAGTCAAATTGAAAAAGCAAAAATCTCTTATAGAAAAAGGGAATCAAACTTTGCAAGACTTGGGATTGACAGAAGAGGATTTAGATTTTGTTTATGATTTAATTGAAAGAGGAGAAGATGATACATAATGAGTCTACCAGAATGTTCTAAACGATGTAAAGAACTGGGCGTTGGGTGTCCAGTTGCTGATTGTAAAATGTGGATTGATTACCCAGAAGAAAAAAACTGCTGCTTAATATCGATAGATGATAAGGAAAAGGGGTTAACCCTACATGAGGTGGCAGAAAGATTAAAGATAAATTATTTAAAAGTTCGACAAATAGAAATTCGAGCACTGAAAAGACTTAATTTTAAGAAGGAACTTAAAAATCTGTTCTATAATGAACTATAATTTAATATTCTTTTTGTTTTTATTTAGTCTATTTATATTAGTGTTAGCACAAAATTATTTCTTTTAATAAAAGGAGAGTGACATGTCTGATAAGAAAACCAAGAAAGCAATTTTGAACGAGACCACAACCCGTAGGTTTTGGAAACTCGCAGGCTTAAGGCCTATTAATGAGAAGTCTTACGTCTTTGAAGAAGACGAGGAGATCGAAGAGGGTATGCGCGGCGCTGCAGAAGACGATGAAAAAGAAGTTGACGAAGGCGCAATGCGTGGCGAGAAGGAAGACGAAGTTGAGGAAGGCGCTATGAGAGGCGCAGCCGAAGACGAAGACGAAGTTGATGAGGGAATGATGCGTGGCGCAGCCGAAGACGAGGACGAGGTTGACGAAGGCGACATGCGCGGCGCTGCTGAAGATGAAATGGGTGACGACATGGACATGGGCGACGACGACATGGACATGGAAGATGACATGGACGACGGTGACGACATCGAAGTTGATGTTCCCGAGTCTGATGCCGCCTCATTGAGGACCGCTAGAGATGTCCTAGACCAAATTCTTGCTGCTCTTGACGGCGGCGATGAAGACGATATGGACATGGGTGATGAGGATCTTGATGAAGAAGAGCCTTTAGACGAGGAGTCTTTGGATGAGATTGACAGCGAAGAACCCCTAGAAGAGGTCGATCAAGAAGAATTAGAAGAAGTTGCAGAAAGAATTGCAAGTCGTGTTGCAAAGAAAATTCAGGAAGCACTTAAGAGAAAAGTTAACAAAGACAAAAAAGATTAATTAGTTTTGATTAATATTATAAAGTGTGCTACATTTGAAAAATGGAAATGATACTCTCCTTTTTGTGGTTTTCTGCGGGGGCTGTTGCAGCCCTCGCAGTTAAAAGCACACTTCACTTCAACGAGCAACGCAACATTATCGTAAGATTAGTTGCAACTTTCACTTACTTAATAACCCAACTTAAAAAAGAAATCAGAGGTGGCTATAATTTAAAGCACCAAGCATTAGATTCAACAGATATAGATAAAAAACAACTTGACAAAATTAAAGAACTAGATAATAATGTAATAGACAACTGGGAAGTTGTTTCATTCAAAATTATGCTGGAGTGTCTTCCAGAAAAGTATAGAGTGTTTTTTGAAGATTCACCTCTTGTTAAAAAGAAAGGGAGAAAGAGATGATGGATATTGTTGGTTGGAAGCAAAATGTTTTAAACGATGATAAAATCAAGTGTATGATTCAAGTTTCTTATAAAGATGGCAGAACAATCAAAACTGTTTTAAAACAATTAAGTGATTGGCGTCAATCTGGCGAAGGCTATAGTCATGTTAGTAAAGACGCAATATTGCTTTTTACAAAAGAATTTAAAAGTGATTACCTATGGAAAAAGTTTCTTAAACAATTTCCATATAGAATTGTAGAGAAATCAAAGCGAAACAAAGAAAAGGTTTATAATGCAGATAAAGTTATCAGATAATATGCAGTTACCAGACGCTGCTACAATAGAAGAACAACAACCAATTTACATAATTAATAATATTGACTCTGGCGATAAGGGTGACGGTCGTGATTCACTTAGGAGTATCACACTTTATGGCGATATCAACGAAGCGATGGCAACTGAAGTTTTGCAGGCTTTGTTGTACTTCGATCATACAAGTAAAGAAATTGTTGAAACCAAAAGCGGTGAGACAATGGAAATCAACAAGCCAATTAAAATGTATGTTTCCACTCACGGCGGCATAGTGAATGATATGTTCTCTATTCTTGATGTGATGGATGATATCAAAAACCGTTGTGCCATTGAGACAAT